CAGATGCTTTGCCCACAACTTCAAAAGTTCTTGATGGGGACATGGAGGGAAGGTACTTCCCGACAAAGAAGCGATAGCTTCTTTATCTTTAATTGGTTTATGGTTATTGGTTATTGGTTCTTGGTTAATGGTTGCCATTGGGGTCGCATTAGGGGGGCTATTGGCCTCCCCATTGCCACCCTTATGCCACCTAGCAGCAGCACCCTTTTTGCCATCCTCTGAAAATTTACGATATTTCGTAATTTCTTCATCTGCTCTAGGGTTTATGAATCCATTCTCAGTAGAAACAAAGAACTCGTTCAAGACCGCCAAAACTTCTTGTTCGTGTTCACGCATACCAATCTGACGAGCAATATCACGCTGTTTAATAGGTAATTCGTGCAGATAGTAATGGTCAAGAAGCCGCCTAAAGGCAAGGTCTTCTATAAGAGAAAGATGGTGCGTGTGTGACTTGTAGTCACCAATGTGGAATTGGTAAAAGTGCATTTTCAGACCCAAACTAGACCCTGAAAGGAAACCTCGGCAGGAGGGGTCTGTTCTCTTTTCGATGAGGGGATCAATCCTCATCTAGCCGTGTTTCGCAACATTGTAATCAGTAGCAGTTGGTACTGCAATTATTTCCATAACAGCAGGTCGTACAAGTCACATAACGACCATTGGCATAGTAGGTATGTGTTGAACAAGCCGCCCAAACTGTCAGGCTAGATACCGCTAAGTACGCACCAATAATGGCTTTTTTCATGATTTCTCCTTTAAACAAAGTAGTTGCTGAACCGACTCTCACACTTCAAAAAATCTAAAGCACCCCTACGATGAACAAGGTCTTTCCAGTTCCCTTGGACATAAGTCTCATGTGTCGTGCCATTGGCATGGCGAGGCGTATTCTCTGATTTAGTCTCAATCAGCTTCATCCGACCAGCATTGGTCAAGTGCCACATATCGTCAATCTCCACCACAAAACCATTCATTTCAAGGTTTTTCAGGTGGGTGAGGCAGTGATACGAGCCGGGCGAATAAGTCTCTGTTGTGGTAAACGAAACGCTACTTCTAGCTCCGTTTGTCAGACGTTTGAGGGTTTGCAGTTGTGGAATTGACAGTTTCATTGTTTAACTTCTTGTTGATGGATTGTGCCAACAGTTTACGCAACCAGTTGGCTCCTCCAAGGTTTTTGAACTCATCTCTGAGGCTTGCAGTGACTCTGACAGCAATTTGAATGCTTGAGCCTGTGATTTCTGATGGTGGTCTTGGCATAGTGCTAGGATTGTATAGCGTCATACAGTTTGACAATAAGGGAAAGTCCCTATACCATCACAATCATTCTGTCTGACAATACAGATTCCAACAACTTAAGAGGTGTCAACATGGAAATCATTGAAAACTTTTACAGCGAAGAACTTGAGAAAGATGTCACTGTTGTTTTGACTTGGTACGACTATGACGTAGCTACCAATTACCTTGACTTTGAATGGGAAGTCCAAGACGAGACTGGCAAGGACGTTCAAGACGATTTGTCTGGTGAAGAACAAGACGAGTGCGAGCGCATTGCTCGTAGATACGCAAAGTCGCTATGACCTACGCACAAGCCTTTATCAGGATAGTGCTAATGATGGGCTTGTCCATTAGCATCTTTATCCATACAGAGCCTCGTACAGAGCCTTTAAGCCCTCAAGAGATACGAGAGAAGGGTAAGGTTAGGTCGGCAGAGAAAGCCTGTTTAAACATGAAGAAAGCCAAAAGGAAAAAGCATGAACGATTCTGCTCAAAGTATCTGGCGTAAACGTCAGATTGAATCTAGGGTTGAAGTTGTTGAACAAGAGATAGGGCAGTTGAAGCAGCGGGTGGAGTCTTTGAACCCCTACCGAGACACAGTACTGGATGAAGTGGCTGATGCCATTTTGAAGATGGAAGGGTTTGGCAAGGATACATTGCACAGCTTTGCTATTTACATTCGAGGTTTGAAATGAATATGTTTAATATAGGAAACAACTGCATTATTTTTAAAGCCACCGATAAAGATGGGTCGTCAATGAGTATCAATACCAATAGGCGTATTGAAGTCAGTGATGAAGTTGCAATAATGGAATCGGTTGAAAAAGTTTTAAATGATATGCAAAAAGTAATGAAGCAACATCGTGGGTGGGAAGGGCTTCACGAGGATGAAATTATTGGTTTCGCTTGTGAATGTATTGATGAAGGTAAATTCACTATGGATTGCGCCATTGACTTTGCTAGAGCCATTGAAGCCAAACTCAAGGAGCGTAATACATGAATCCAAGAGTAGCAGATATGGCCTCCAAGGTTGGATTTGATGCGGCCAAATACACATGGTTTGACTTCTTTGATGTGCCAAACAGCATTGAGGCAGAATTAAAAAATGTTGCTCACGAAAGTGGTTGGGACAATAAAGCGCTTGCGTTAAATGAATTTTATACACCATCAGAAAACATGGCTGTTTTACATCCTAGTATTGATAATGTAATTTTCACTTATGACAAATCAATAACTATTGGTAAATATACAGGCGCAGCAGTAATGATGTGGGGTTGTGATGGAGATGAAGTTCCATTAGCTGTATTAACTGCTTATCCAATTCAAGTGGTTGAAAATAAGCCTTTGTTAAAAACAAATACTTTTATGAAAAAGCATTTTCTAAAATCGTTTTTAGATAAAGGCGACACACAAGAATATGCCATGCAACAAATCACAAAATTTTGTATTAGTGCAGTTAACTTTGCTTGTTTAATAAATTTACGAGCGCATAAAACAGATGAAGTTCTATTGGCTCACAACGCAAAAGGTTTGGACTTCATCAATCGAAAAAGAAAAGCCAAACATCAGCCATTGCTTTATTCATGGAACACCATTGAACTTAAGCCAAGCGCACAAGTAAAGCAGGAACACAAGGGTGGTACTCATGCCAGTCCAGCAAGACATAAGCGTAGGGCGCACATAAGAAAAAAAAGAGATGGCAGTTTTACATGGATACCTGAGATGTGGGTGGGTAGCATAGAAAACGGATTGATCGTGCATGACTATGTAGCAGACAAACAATTAACCAAAGAAAGCATCAAATGAACAAAGAAGTATTTAAAAATCAATCAGAAAACCTTGAATTAACTGAAAAAGAAAAATTTGATGTAGAAAATGCGTTAGACATTATGGAAAAAGTTTCAAAAGCAGAACTTGAGTTTGCTGGCAATGTTATTCAACAATTAAAGATAAAAACTATCCATACCACTATGGGGAAAGAGTGGGAGATGAAATATCCTAGTCTTGAAGAAGTCAAAAAGCTCCATGCGCTTGACAAGATATTTGAGATTACAAAACATTGAAGTCAAAATCAAGGAACGCAACACATGACTGACAGCCCCTGCATAGCAGTCTGTACAACACTGTATGACGAGGTATGCAAGGGGTGTGGCAGAACTTACATCGAGGTTGCCAAGTGGAACGGTATGTCAGAAGAAGAAAAGCAAGGCATCTGGACACGCATTGACGCTGAGGCAACAGCATGGAGATACAACATTTACAAGAACAGAGTGAAGACATGATTCAACAAATCCGCACTTTTTATGGTCGCACAAAAGGACTCCACGGCAACAGACAAACAACTGTTGACCAAGGAATTGCATGGCTGTGCTTGAAATGCGGGAAAGTGTTCACTAACAAACGACTGTCTGAAATACACAACTGCACTAGGGAAATCCCTATGGTCAATTACAATAATGTCTGACAGAATACACGCATTGATAGGTTTTTAACAGGAGTGAATGATGATTGATATTAAGCACGAGACATGGGCAGCACTTCAGGATTTCACACCTGATGATGTAGCAGATGCAATTTGCGATAGCAAAGCTATCCTTGAAGCCATCCTTTGTAACGCATGGGCAGATGTTGCAGACATGGTACGAGCCAGAGTCGAACTCAAAGCACAGCGTATGGCTGAAATCTCCCTAGAACTGCCAACAACACCTTGGGTCGATGACGAGGAAGAACTCAACCTATGGCGCTTCTATCGCATGGAGAGACTGCAAGAGCAAATCAAACAAGAACAAGGTGCAATCCCTACAATCAATCCCTACCAAAAGCAAGGCCAGCAATGAAAACCAAGCTCAACCTAGACCGAATTATTGAGGAACACTCAAATGAAGAATATTGTGCTTATTGCATTGAGCCACGCATGGGAGTCGTGTCTTGTTGCGGTGAAAACCACTTTGTCTTATTTTCAGATTTGGACACCGATAGTCAACATGAAATCGCAGCGGAAATTGCGAGAAAAGAGGGCTAAAAAGATGGCATTTATAGGCAAATACCAAAGTGTTGCTGTGCCATCTAAACCGATCACCGACCCAGAGTTTGGGTATGTGAATGCCGCACAAACCAATGTGGCGCAAACGTGGAAAAAGTTTCAACAAAAAACAGGAGTTGAGGATGATCGACTATGCACCTCTGCTGATACGAATAGAGCAGAACACCAAGAAGCTGTCGGACAAGTGCCTTCACAGAAAATACGAAGGATACAGTAACGACATAGCCCAAATCCATGCCGACCTGACACATCTAGCAATGTGGATGGTTGCTCAAGAAACAAAAGACATTTTAGATGGCGTATATAGGAGTGAATGATGAATCAAGAACAAGTGTTAATGTTGCTCAACTATGAGCCAGAAACAGGTTTGTTTCGTTGGAAGACTAGAAACGGAAGACAGGCGGCTGGTTCGATTGCTGGCTCAAGACATAATCATGGATATACAAGCATATCTGTAAATAAAAAAAGATATTACGCTCATAGACTTGCATTTTTGTGCATGACAGGAAGTTTCCCTAAAAATGTTGTTGACCATATTAATGGAGTTAAAGATGACAACAGATGGAGTAATTTGCTTGCTTGTACTCAAAGCAAAAACATGGAAAACAGAAAATGTCATCAAGTCAATTCAAAGACTAAATTGATTGGCGCTAGTAAGCATCAATCTGGAAAATTCATTGCACAAATAACAAGGAATGGCGTACATAAATACATTGGTATTTATGACACTGCTGAACAGGCTCATAAGGCGTACATGGAGGTTGCAAATGGATAAGTCTCAAATTGAAAAATTGCTCAGTATGAACGTAAATAGTCATACAGAGAAAAAGGCCAACCTTACCTACCTTTCGTGGGCATGGGCATGGGCTGAAGCACTAAAGGCAGACCCAGAAGCTGTCTACAAAGTCGAGATGTTTGATGGTAAGTGCTTCATGGACATCAACGGCACAGCAATGGTGTTTGTCACAGTCACCATGTTTGGCAAACCAATGACTTGCCAGTTACCAGTGATGGACTTCCGCAACAAAGCAATCCTCAACCCTGACGCATTTGCTGTCAACACTGCCATCATGCGGTGCATGACTAAGGCTTTGTCTTTGCATGGACTCGCCCTATATTTGTATGCTGGAGAAGACTTGCCTGAAGGTGAGTCAGGCTCTGACATTGATGTAAACGCAATGATTGACCACTTGGCGGCTATTGATGCTGCTTCAACAATGGAAGAACTGAAGAATGCTTACACAGATGCTTATGGTGCTTGCGGTTCTGATAAGAATTGGCAAAAGAAAGTGATTGATGCCAAGGAAAAGCGTAAAGGAGCGTTGAAATGAACTATGCACAAATGCAAAATGCACCAGCATTTCCAGTTTCATTTAAATGGGCCAAGGAGCTTCGCCAATACAACGGCATGACACTTCGTGACTACATGGCGGCAAAGGCTATGCAGGTAATTTTACAAAGCCAATATGAAGATGGAATTTATGTTGGTGACAATGACAATGACTCAGAGCAAATGTGTGCAAGAAGTGCATACATCATGGCAGACGCAATGCTGATGGCGAGGGAAGCATGACTGAAATCGTACAAGGCACACCAGAATGGTTTGCACAGCGTTGTGGCAAGGCTACTGCTTCTCGTATCTCTGACATTGTTGCCAAGACAAAGACAGGCTACAGCACCAGCAGGGCTAATTACATGGCTCAACTGGTAGTCGAGCGTATGACAAACCAAGTGGCAGAGTCATACACCAATGCGGCTATGGAATGGGGAATCGAGCAGGAAATTTATGCTCGTGGGGCGTATGAGTCTAAAACAGGCAATATGGTCGATCAGGTAGGTGCTATTGACCATCCTAGTATTCCTATGTCTGCCGCCTCTCCTGATGGCTTGGTGGGTGATGATGGATGCCTAGAGATAAAGTGTCCTAACACTGCCACCCATATCGACACCATTCTTGGTGAAGAACCATCCAAGAAATACTACGATCAGATGCAGTGGCAGATGCGATGTGCAGACAGAAGTTGGTGTGATTTTGTGAGTTTTGACCCACGAATGCCTAGCCATCTTCAGTTGTTCATCAAAAGAATCGAGCGCAATGACTTGTACATTGCAGAACTCGAAAAAGAGGTTATCCAGTTCCTTGCGGAAGTGGACGACAAAGTTAAAAAACTCAATGAAATTAAGGTGTAAATATGTTAATAGATAAAAAATCAAGTTATCTAGAACAGCTTAAAAAGCTAAAGCAAGAACAACTTAAACAAGAAATTGTAGAAGCAGAACTAAGAGCGCTAGGTGATGGTTATGTCGAAGGCATGAAATCTGGCTTTGAAATGGGGCTTGATGGTGCTATTGCTGAAATTATAAAAACAAGAGATCACTGGCAAAAACGATTAGAGCCAAGTAAAAACTCAGCAAAAAAGGGATTAGATGATGATTCTTTAGTGCATTTTGAGTTTACAAAAATGGTTCTTGAGATGTTGGTATGCAGATTTCAAGAAGCAAAAACTAATCGTGGTCTTAACTTAGGAGAATAATATGGAACAGCGTGACAACAGTGGTGTTTTGTTCAAGAACGACAAGAAGGAAACAAGCAACCACCCAGACTACAAAGGAAATATTCGGGTGAATGGTCAGGAATACTGGCTCTCAGCATGGATTAAAGAAGGCAAGAACGGCAAGTTCATGGGTCTGGCAGTAAGCCCTAAAGAAGAACAAGGCCAAGCACCACAAGCTAAGTCTTCAAAGAAAATTGAAGATATGGATGACGACATCCCTTTTTGATGTAATTAAATGGGGAAAGCATAAGTGAGTACCCACTAACTTAACAGGAGTGAATAATGACAAAACTAGACGATATACATTTTGGTGGTGGCGTGAAGAAGTTCTTTGACTTGCCTATCTTTGGTCGGGCAAGAGCTTCAGACCCAATTACCAGCTTTGAAGCAGCAGACTCAGCGAAAGACTTGGCTTCTAAGCACTTTGGCATCATTGTGGACACTTTAAAGGCTCATGGTGCGCTTGGAAAAGATGGGATAGCCAGACATAGCGGCTTAGACTCAAATCAAGTCTCAAGGCGTTTAAATGAGTTGTCCAACATGGGATTTATTGAGTTGACAGGGCGCACAGTCAAGTCAAAATCAGGGCGTAACGAACGTGAATGGAAGGTCAAGGGTGCTGAGTAACGTCATCAACATCTTGCTTGTACTTGCATTAGGAGGAGCAGTGACGCTACTAGCTATAGTCGCCCTGCTCTTCTTCCTAGACGATTAGGCCACCAAACCATTCAAGTAGGTGGTCTTACCCGCCACCTTGGTGGCAGTCAATTCCTGTTTCTTCAGGTTATTTGGGTCGTAAGACACATGAACCCAACCACTGTCAGGAATGCCTGGGGTGTAAAACTCCAGAATCAACTGTGTGTAGTCCAAATTGTCCATAATCCACTGAGCCAGATCAGCATTAGCAACACCAACAATCTCAATGTCAGCCGCCATGCCCTTGCAGTGGTCAGAAGTCTTAGAGCCACCAACGGCAGCATTGGACTCAGGACTGCGATAGGCAGAATTCACGCTAACAGACTTGTCAAAGTGTTCACGAACAGGTTGAAGCACCTTCTCGCAAAGGGTTTTCAAGTTCTCCAAAGCCTCGTCATCAGGTGTATTGTCCAACCCTAACCGAGTGGCAGTATCTGACTTTGTGAGTTCTTTCAGGGTGAAGTTAGCTGACAGGTTCATTTTTTCTCCTTTAAGGTTTCGTAGATGGATTCGTAGGCTTGTTGACAGGCGGTGAGTTGTCTGATTGCTTCGTCTCCATCGTCTGTGATGGCGATAAGAGTTTGAGCAGTCGTTGCGTCAAGTTCGCCTCCCTCTTGACTGCTATTTCCTGTGGCAGAGGCGGTATCTGAGGAGGTTGATATGGGGCAGTTGGTTTTGACAGGAAGCCGCAACTTGAGAGCGCCAGAGGCAATAGCCAAATCACGCTCTTTTGAAATCTGTCTTGCTTTCTCATTTGATGTCCTTAGTGCCGTAGCTGTTGATGTCACTGCTGTTGCCAAAGCAGCCTCTTTTGTCCTTGCAACCGCATTTAAACGAGCAATCTCTAGTTGTTGAGAGACATTCTCATCATGCTTGCCCTTGAAGTAACCACTCCCAAAAGAAATGGTTACAGACAAGACAAACCCCAAGATTACCCAAGGGTTAAAGATACTCATGGCGTAGGTGGCTCATCGTTGTCAGTGGCTTCAGCCTTGGCACTGGCATTGGCAATAGCCTTGACACCAGAACGTCCCGCTACACCACCCAAGACACCAGTGATAAACACCATGATGGTGCTAATCTGTTGCGTGTAAACCTTGTCAATTGCCGCCATAGCACCATTCATAGGCTGAGTGACAAAGGAGACTGAGTACAGGAACATACCCATAGAAGCCAACAGAATTGTCACCAAGACTACGATAACGAATGCCCATACCCTGACTTCAATCTCGTCTGCGGTCAAACGGTTGTTTTGCTTGTATCCAATGGTTGCCATTACTTTTTCTCCTCTGGTTTGACTAACATCTCTGGGCAAGTACCTGTAGCGGTACAAATCGGTGGCTTACATTCATCTTTTCCCCAATTCAGTGGGTCTTGGCAAGGATAACGAAAACGGTCTTCGCACCCTGTCAAAAACAGGATTGTCGCCAATAGCATCAGGCTCTTTACGGTCTTTGTCACGCTGTTTCCTTTCAATGCGTTGTTCAATCTTCTCTAACTTCTGCAAAGCACGTTTAGCTTCATTCTTTGCTTCCAAGATGTCCAAGTACAGCATTCCACCCATAGGGAGCAATAGGGCGATAAGTACGCAACAAGCAACCCACCCCATGATTTCCTCTCCTATCTCCTGACGAACAGAAACCACATCCATATGTAAAGGAGGAGGATTACCGTTCCCGCTAGGTACGCTTCTTTTAGCATTAGGTTTCGTTTTGCTTCCCGCCGCCGCCATTGCTTGTACCTCTCTTTGGACTCCTCAATCAGCCTGGCTTCTTCTTGCTCCTTTTTGATGACTTCACGCATCTCAAAGACTGAACTGTACAAAGCACCCATCTCAGGAGGGCTGTGGTAAACCATAGTCTCCCTGATTTGGACAATCAACCTGTCCATCTCCTGTTGAGCCATCACTCGTTTGAGCGCCGCCTCCATATGGTTTTGATCTGGGTCGTAAACTGTTCTTGACTTTTCTTCTTCTTCTCTAATATGCGCTTCCAACTGTTCTTGAAGTTTGAAGAACTCAGTGAGGTTTTTAACGATGTCAACTTTGACTTGAGTTTCGTTAACAGCAACATAGTCAGACTTTTTAGCTTTTGAAACAGGCTTGACAGCTTTAGGCGTAGGCTTGCTACCAAAGAACGCAAGAAGCTGATTCCAGAAACCTTGAACCTCTCTACCAATAGCGATAACTTCATCTGCACTGGCTTTAATCTCGACAAAAGACTCTTTAGCTTGCTTGTAAAGATCACAGCCAGCTTGGATGTTCTTGACAAGACCAGCAGCAAGTAGGCATAGACTGATTGGGTCAATGGTCTACTCCTTATTGAGGGGTGAATTGATAGTAAGGCTCTGTGTTTGGCTCAACAACTTGGCTCGGACTTATGGCAGTAGAACCACCAAAATATCCTGACCGTAATGCACCCATACCCAATGCCTGACCAAAATCAGATAAATCCTCTGGCTTGACAAATGACTTCAAATCAACTTCTTCGCCTTTTTTGCTCAAGATTTTGGTTGATGTATTCAGGATTTTGTTTACACCATTCTCATCAAGAAACAGCTTTCTATGGGCTTCTCTTGTTGACTCATCAATATTGCTCTTGCCAATCAAAGCCATAATCCTGAAAGCCTTATTGAACACGCTAGAAATTTGATTGACTGCAATACCCGAGATTTGTTGTGGACTTACACCACCAGTAGCCCTTTCTATAATTGATGTTTCTTTTACAGCGGCAGCACGAATATTCAACTTTTTAATATCCACCTCATTTGCCAAACGAGCAACATCAGCCAATGACATCAAGTTGTTAACGTGTTTTTTGCCAAAAACTTGAGTGAAAGTGTCTTCATTTACCTGAAGATATTCCATAGGATTCTTTTCAGAAAGCATCTTTTGAACTAAGCCATTTTTAACGGCAAGTTTGACGTTTGTTTGCTCATCAGAAGACAACTTTTTAAGGTCAACAAAAAACTTGTTTCTGTAGCCCTTTCCTGTAGAACCAGTCATCTTTGAAACAATGGTGTCAACACCACCAGCATCGTAGTCTGACAAGAAACTTTGACCCAAACGAGTCCTTGTTTCTTTGGCAGCATCATCTATAGCCACCTTCTCAGAAGACAGATATTGACTCTTGATTGTTGCATCGTTAAGTCTTTGCTTCAGGGCAGGAAGTTGATCTACTATATCGCTATACCCGCCATTGTTGCTTGTCTTGCTTAACAATGATTGGAGTTTTGCAGGGTCAACATAACCATTCTTGTCCAATGATTGGTTATACATCTTGGACATAACGGCTTTTTCTGCCAAACTAGTACCTTCATCTCCAGCAACACGCAAAAACTGCGTCATGGCTGTAGGACTTGTGGCAATCAACGGCGCAATCTTCTCTGAGTAGTCAAGAGAACTGATCTTTTTAACGGCTTCAGCATTTCTAAAAGGAATGCCAACTTTATTAAAATAATCATTGTCTAAGTTAGACATTGCTTCACCAAAAGGCATTTTTTCACCTCTCAGATCAACCTGAATATCGCCACTTGAGTTTTGCACTTTGTTTAATGCTTCATCAACATTGGTTTGTAAAAGACGTAATTTATCTTGTCTATTAGGGTCACGAGTCTCCCTAATATCTTGAGCAACACGCCTTTTTAAGGAGTCAAGACTAGTGATGTCCATACCCATAGTCAAGTCTGGTGCAGTTGTAGCTGGCAACATTGTTCCAGCTTCTGTTGGTGTAGCTTGTCTACGCATTGCCTTGAATTTAGAAGACTGCTCACGAACCAACTTCAACAATGGAGCTTGTTTAGCCCAAGGGTCGCCTTGAAACAAATCTTCTGCTGTACGCAACAAATTTTGAGTGTCTTGTGCTGATAACAAAGCACCTTGATTGGATGCCTGACTCAAGATTGAATCGTATTCAGGTGAAAGTGCGGCTCGTGCGGCTTTCTCTTTGGTTAAAACAAGATTTTGAATAGATGTGCCAATTTCTGATGGCTTGGTTGCACCAGTAATGTCAAGATTGGCTGTAATCTTGTCTATTTGATTGTTGATAAACCCAATGCGCTTATCGTTATCAACCTCTTGTTCTGCAATCTTTGCTTTGCCAGAAGGTATTTCTGCGCTAGGAGCGGGATACAACTCAGAAGATTTTTTGCCAACAGCAATTTTTAAATCAGCATACAGCTTCTGTAGTTCAGCCGCAAATCCAACATCATTTCTTGCAATATCTTCTAACTTTGTTCTGAGTGCAAGATTGTCCAATCCAGTAACTGCCGCAGCGCCTTTTTCTCCAGTTACAAAAACAACCCTATCCTGAATAGATTTAAGTCTTTGTTGTAGATTTGGGTCTGCTTCTAAAGCTCTTTCAACAAGGTCTTTAGCTCTAGATGCGCCTTCTACATCTGCCAAGTCTTGAACATCAAAATCTTTAGGATTGAACCTTGCCTGTGCCTTGTCAAACAATAATTGACCAGTTTTTGAAGTTAAGCCTCCAAAAAGCAAAGCAGAACTTATCCCACCTATTACTTGACCTGTAAGACCGCCAACTTGACCGCCAATCTCACCACCAGCTTCACCAGCCACACCAGCTGCACCAGCAGTTCCAGTAGAAAACAATGTTCTTCCAGCCAAACCAAGTGCTGATTTAGCACCACCCAAACCAAACAAATTTAATGGGTCTGCCGCAGCCTCAACACCAGCACCAATGTATCTTTGCAAACCAGTGGCAGGGCGCAAGTTTGGATTGATTCCAAGGCCACTGCGAACAGCATCCATTGCTTGCTGTGTTGTTCCTTGTGGTGGCAATTGAGATGGAAACTCGCCATCATAAGTGCCATAAATAGCACTAGCACCACCAAGTAAGGCAGGAATATTTGTCAAACCCATTTGAGCACGATTTAACAAATACTCTGACATTGTTGGTGGAGTTGGCTCATCACCAATCATCTGCAATGGTGCTGGTATTTCTTCTGTTGGAGTTGGCTGGTTAGTTGTAGTTGCACCGCCTTCACTTTCCAGTCTAAGACGAAACTCAAATTCTTCTTGTTCTGTCATCGTGTTGCTCCAGTTTGTTTGGCTTTCCACTCTTGATAACGGCGTTCTTTATCTGCATCAAAAGGCTTGGTTTCTGTTGGTGTTGGTGTTTTACCGCCTTGTGGATTTACTAATTTAAATTGAGACAACTTTTTATCTAGTTGTTGAATGCTTGTTTGATAATTTGGCGATTTATCGTAACCAAGTTGTGCAGCTTGATCTTCAATAAATTTCTTTCTTTCTATCAATGCGCCACGATACAAAGCAACAGCAAATTGTTCTGCTTGTTGTTTCGTAACATCAGTTTTCTTACCTGTGAAGAATCCAACAACATCTTGCGACAATCTGTCGGTTAATCCACCAGTTCTGGCATAACGAGCTATGTCCTGATTAGACATATTCTTACCCTCGCCAGTCAACTTTGCAATTGCAGCGGGTAAAGATGCGGCAGAAAAGCTGTTTTGAGTAGAGCTTCTAATTGTCTCAATTGCTGTTGGAGCATCAGAAATAATTGTAGATGTTCTATCCATCACAGGGTCTTTGCTGATGTATTCGCTAAATTTCAACCAATCTTTAGGTTCTACTGGTTGACCAGGCAACACAATTTTTGGAGCTTTAGCTTGTTCAGACTCCTCAACTGCTTTATCAACTGTAGCTGCTTGTTCTTGAGTCAAAGCAGAATATGGTTTATCAAAAAATCTCTTTGCTTTTCTTTCTGCTTCAGCACCATATGATGGTGTCTTGGGTTCTAACTTTCCTAAAGATTCATCTAACCTGTTGACAAGTTTATCTGCTTGTTCCTCGTTATAGATGCCAGCGTTAAAACTGTTAGCAAATTGTTTTGCACTGTTTTTAATCCAATCTGGAGCATTAGGGTCATCAACAAATCGTTGAAATGGATTAACTTCAGCAGTACCAGATACACCAAGTCTACGCAAGTCAGGCAAAACCTTGGCTTGTTCAGAGATAGCCGCACGACCTTGAGGGAAGGAAAGCAACTTAGTTTTAACTTCCTCATTGATAGTGCCATCAGGATTCTTGAGTTGTCCAACCAACTCATTAGCAAGATTGGTAAGACCAGTCGCTTGCATACCTTGACCACGTTGAGTCAAGTAATCTTTAGTCTTGAGTTCATTCAATTGCTGATTTTGAGCCTGTTCTTTCACTTTCATCATCTCATTACGCAACAGGAAAGCGGCTTCTTGGTCACCTGTTTGCAATGCGGCTTGAATGGCTTGACCATAAGAATCAGGATTGGCAGGGTCAATCATGCCGAGCAACTGCTGACGCTGAGTAATCTTCTGCAACTGTGGGTCTTGACCACCCAAAGCACCACCGATAGCACCAGCCAAGTTATAAGAACCTTGACCAATAGCAGCACTTGCTTGCTCAAATGGATTAAGCCTTGCAAACTCTATTGCTCTTGAACGAGCAAGGTCTTGTTGCTGTTGTTGATACTGCTGTGGGCTTGTGAACAAACCTAAAACTTGTGATGGTGTCGCCATGATTTATTCCTTATTAGCTAAACAACTTGGAAATATCAAACCCATAACCGCCACTCCTGCCAAAGTAAGCATCAGAACCGCCACCAAAACCGCCAGAGGTAAACGCATTCATCAATTGAGGATTCTGTGAGCCTGAAAGCAATGCAGAAGCTAATGGGTTATAAGCATTTGCACTAGCCATTGTGTTGGCAGCATTAGTTCCGCCAGCATACAAAGCATTAGCCGCTGAAGGACTCATGCCTTTAGCACCAATATTGATACCAAGGTCTAAGGCATTTTGTCCAAGACCCTCAATAGCTTTCTCTTGACCAAGATAAGCCTCAAATGGGCGCAAAGCACCAACTTGACCTTGTTGATACTGATTCAACAAGTCAGAGCCAACACCAAACAATCCAGCGCCAAACTTCAATTGCTCTTGTCCCGCAGTCTGAGCCTGATTAGCCAACTGCAAATCTTGTTGTGCCAATGCGTTGTAGTAGGCTTCCATCTCAGGGGTAGTAGCACTCAGTCCAAGCCCACCTCCTGGGCGTAATCCAGTTGCGCCTACAGACAAGCCAGAACGACCAGTATTGAATAACTGGTTTTGCAGTTGAGCCATCTGACGCTCACGGCTAGGAGCTAACAAGTCTTGTTGACGAGCCATGTATTGAGCCGCAACCTGTTCAGGACTTTGAGCTAAATACTGCTGACCAAGGCCATAGAGATTACTAGCCGCACCAGTTAAAGGAGCATACTGTTCTGGGGCTTGTTCTGCTTGGCTCAAAGCACCACCAGCCATGCCTCTAAACCTATTTTGATAGGCTTGCAGTTCAGGGGAAAGTTTGTAAGAAGCGCCAGAAACACGACCAGAAGGGTCATACTTAAACTGAGAGCCACCAAAGCGTGTGGTTACACCTACAGGTCGAAAACGAGCTTCTTCAGCCGCTATTTGGGCTGCACGAGTTTGAGCATCAGCTTGAGTATTAGCCGCTTTCCTTGCAGAATTACCCTGCATTAAGCCACCAAGCAAACTAGCGCCAGCAATAATAAATGGCATATCAATCCCCTTTAATCAAAATCTCATCCACTTTTGACGGGTCTTTCTCGTCTGTGGCATGAATGCAAAACCAAACAACATCTGTGATGGCCTTAACGCCATGAGTAACACCAGCCTCAATCTCAATACAAGCTGGCGCAGAAACAATGTCAATCTCAGTACCACGCAATACAGCAACCTTTCCCATCGCCAAGATAGATAGATGGCTGAAGTCATGCGTATGCTTCATGATTGCCATGCCAGCCCCAAAGAACGACTCCTTGGCGTACAGGCCATCACTGAAGTGATGCGTAATGCGGAATTCTGGGTCTTGCATCATCATGCTGGTGTATTTGTTTGTTGCTCTTGTTGTTGGACTTGTGCTTCAGCTTGTTCAACTACTGCCGCATCGTGGATTGCTTGCTCTTCAGCGGTGTACTCCACTTGTGTGGTTACACCTGTTTCGCAATTAACTACTATTCTGTGTGTCATGGTGTTTACTCGTAAAGAATGTTAATTGAACCAGCGTCAAAGGTGTTTGTTCCGCCTACTGTGGTAATACGAATTCGGTCAAGAGTTCCAGAAAGTGATTTAGCTCCACCAATTCCTGAAAACAAAGCTTGGTTTCCTTGACCATAGCCGCCAAAAATGCACCAAGTGTTACTTGTATTACTAAGTAACGCCAATGTAATTACTCCAAAACGGGTAGAAGCAGCAGTGAATGCATCATTAAAATCCCAACCTGCAGCGCCTACTTGAGTTGAGGCAGCACTTGAGGTAGAGATAGCTCCAGAAGTTCCTGCGTATCCGCTAGCAGATATTCCGCCACTATCTCCAATTTGCAAGCGTACTGGTGATGTACCATTCGTACTAACCCCATCAAACATCACAGTAATACGCTTCACCCAAGATGGAATGCCTGTGAAGTCAATGCTTGTTCCACTGGTAGATGCAACAGCAGTACCAGAAGTAATTCCAAGCACAGCGCCAGAGTTGATCGTGACGCTTGCTGAACCATCAATTATTGTGCTCATTGTTTAACCCTCATACAAAATGTTGACAGAGCCAGCGTCAAAGGTGTCAGTGCCGTTGACTGTGGTGATACGAACGCGATCAAGAGCGCCGCCAAGTGCTGGAGATGATCCACCAGAAGTAATGGTACGGGCTGCGTCACTACCACCGAAAGAACCGTTTGCTGTCCATGTATTTGAACCAAGCAATGTAATCATTAGATTACCGCTTACCACAAAAGAAGCAGCGGCTGCGCCGTTACCAATAATAAAACCAGCGGTTGAGTTTGTACTTGTAACGCTAGTCGATGACACCGTTGTAGCTCCGATATAACCTGACGATGTTACCGAGCCTGAACCAATCTGAACCAAATAGTTAGAAGAACCGTTTGTAGAAAATCCACTAAACATCACAGTGATACGCTTCACCCATGCAGGCAAACTTGTAAAGTCAATCGAAGTGCCACTTGTAGAGGCAACAGCCGTACCTTGGGTAATTCGTTGCATCTGCGCTCTAGACGCGGCGCTATCAGTTCCATAGAACTGACCGTTGTACTCAATATTGCCAGCGGCTGCTGTGCCAATCAGCGTGTCAGAAGTTAAAACAAGTATTGACATGATTAGCCCTCGTAAAGAATGTTTACAGACCCAGCGTCAAAGGTGTCAGTGCCGTTGACTGTGGTGATACGAACGCGATCAAGAGCGCCACCAAGAGTTAAAGTACCGCCACCGCCTAAAACTGCAGCGCTGCCTCCAGCCGCAAAACCTGAATAAGCCATAAGCCAAGTATTTCCAGAAACAAGAGTTAAAACAGCACTAGAAATAATAGAGACTGCAGCAGAATTTGTACTGTTTAAAGCAAAACCTGTTGTTTGACCAGACCCTACGCTTGCAGCTCCGTTAACAAAATATCCTGCTGTTGAACTATATCCTGTTGTAGTAAAACTACCTGAACCAATCTGTAAAATTTCAATGGATGTTCCATTTGTGCTTACGCCGTTTAACATCACAGTAATACGTTTCACCCATGCAGGCAAACCTGTAAAGTCAATCGAAGTACCGCTGGTAGACGCAACAGCAGTCGCCAGCGTATTCATCGAATTCGTGGCAGTACCCGCCTGAAGCGTCAATGTGTTAGACCCTGCAACAGCGGGGGCGGCAAGCGTCAAAGTACCGCTTGTGTCTCCAGCAATAATCAATGATGACATATATTTCCTTTACAAAATAACCCAACGACTACCACTAGGAACAGTGACAGCAGTTGATGTTGTGATTGCGGTACTAGATACAGTCTGTGAAGCTGAAACTGTATAAGTGCCTGTAGTACCTGTACCAGTTCCAAATGCACTGATAAATGTTCCAGCAGTTACGCCAGTCCCACTAATGATAGAACCAACAACCAAAACACCAGAACCAGTTGTTCCTGTGATTGTCAAAGTCGTTCCAGAAATAGAACCTGTACCAGTAAAATTGGCCGCAATAGTAATTGGGCCAGTAGACATAGCATTTTTACCAGCGCTTATTGAGTACCCCATTGTCACAGTCTGGGAGTTTTCATAAAAAATATCATTGCCAGATGTTCCAGTAGCGCCACCACCACCTACAGAAGACCATGCTGTGCCGTTATAACCTTCAAATAATGACGTAGTTGTATTAAATCTAATTTGACCTGAAGATGTACTTACAGGACGTTGACCAGTAGTTCCCTTAGATAACAAAACAGCGCCTGTTGAATTAAACAAAGGGTCAGCAGAAAAAGTAGCAACTCCAGTAATAGCAGCAGTTCCAGAAACGCTCAATGTTGGAATTGTCACTGTTCCTGTAAAAGTAGGTGATGCAACATCAGCCTTTGAATTGACAGCAGTTTGAATGTTGTCAAACTCAGTATTGATTTCAGTACCCTTGACAATCTTTAATGGGTCACCAGAAGTTAAGGTGTCCTTAGTCGCAAAGTTGGTTGATTTGGTGTAATTTGTCATGGCATTCCTTTAAGACATTCTGCCTTGTTTTGTCTGAATTTCAATCTTCTGGATTGATAATTGAGATGAATTAACAGTTGTTTCATATCCAGTTTGAACAACTTTTCCAGAACCAGAGCCATTTGCAATCAATGTTTGCAAAGCAACTCCTTCTGAATAATAAGCAACTATCGTGGCATTTGCTCCATATTCTGCTACTCCATACTCAGAAACACCTTGTGCTGGAATCAAGATATTCTCAGACAAGTAGTTTGTCAGGAAGTCATATCCCCACTTGATCGTCACATACTGATTGCTACCGCCAATGACAACAACACTGATTTTTTTTATGATTGATGTTTGTGCTTGGTTTCCAAGGTCAGCATGATTTGTGTAATAGGCAAATTGATAGGTATTTGTATCATCAAGATACCCAGAATATTTACCAATATACCCATTTTTACCAATCAACAAATCCCCATTGCGCCTAGACAAAAATGATTTAGGCTCAATAGAATCCCATGTTGATGCTCTAAATGCGCCATTAGGTAACGATTGTCTCGTATCAAAACAAAATACTTGTTTAACAATAGGTGCTGTTAACAAGTAAAAGGCTTCTCTTTCAGAGTAAATAGATTTGATGTTTGCCATGTTGTCGCCTGACAATGTAGTCATCAAATCATCACGCACATTTCTAGACAAGTCACGCTCTGGAGCAGACTTCTCTTGGATTGTTCTCATCAAAGAACGAATGCCACTGTTGGACAAAAACACAACATCGGTGCTAGTGGTCTGAATACTATCCCTAGCAATGCAACCAATACTCTCAACAGTGTCACTCAACGCCATTGTTGATGGGGTAGTTGCACCAGAATAAACCAAGATTTGACGCTTGCCAAAGATGAACAAGAAGCCGTTATGTGCCGCCAAACCAGTGACTTCATCAGCACCATTAGGCCAAACATTGTTGACGTTCAAACTACCAGAACTACCAGTAGCCCAAACATGACCCGCAATCAAATCACTAAAATAGACAGTGGCATTGTTGGTAGTGGTGTTAGCTGCCCACAAACGTCCATAAGCAGAAATACAAATATTGGCATCAGGAACTGTAGCCACATAACCTGTCTTCTCTGAAACACGGCGATAAGTGGTTGTACTAACAGCAGGGTCGTAAATCAAAGGATTGTGACCAGACTGAAAGAAGTATGTAATTCCATTTAAGGATGCACATTGCCAGTTATTAGCCGTGATGGTAGGAGCAGACCCCCCTCCCCCATAGGTTAATTCAACAACAACATTAGAACTATCAAGTTTAAACAACTTGTTATTGCCAGCAAATAACACAGTCAAAGTACCATTTGCTTCCACCAACTCATGTATTACGCCAACATCATTTGCTCCAAGGTTTCCTGAAGATGAATTAACCTTAGTCCAACCTTTTCGGCATCCAATACGACCATACTGGTCAATAATGCAATTAGTCGCAACCAAAGCATATCCACTCTGCAAATCAAGAGGCGAGTCTTGAGTGTTCAACCCATAAAAGCCTGGGGCTGATACTGTTGAAACTTGGAGTGCTTGACTCATGTTGCCACAAACTCCTGATTCTCAGGATAACGAGTGCCTTCCAAAGCAATGTAATCTGACAACATTGTTTTGTACAACGCATGAGCCTCAGAGGAACTCAATCCACCATCTTCACCACGCTCAACTAAAGCACGAGAGTAAGCATTCTGAGATACCAAGGTGTCAGGAACTTTGATAACAGTAGCGTCACTAGACAATGTTGACTGTGGCACTGTCAGGCTAAAAGGGATGCTGTAAACGCCATCAGGACGAGGATAAATCGTTACCTTGGTGTCATAGCTACCATCTACGCCATCAAAGGCGTAATAAGCGGGAATTCCATTAACAGGGGTAGAGAAGTTCTGATAGCGATTCATCGTAGCAAAGTCCACATTTCTCATGCGGATGTTACTAGTGACGTTCAATACATCAAGCACTTGGAACTTCTGACCAGCGCCAGTTAAAGCATAAGAGTATGTGCTTGATGTTGTAGACAGGGTAACGGTAGTGCCAAGCACATTCCACGCAAAAGCATCTTCAACTTGACGTTTTGCATCATTGACAAACTTGCCAATCAAAGATGAGTAAGCTGTTTGGGTGACGGTTGAAACGGTTGTTTCACGCAACCTTACAAGGACATCATTAACAAGTTCTAGGTATGTCATCTGCTTTTTGCCTTTGCTTTGTTCCTTGCGGAGATAGCTTGAGCTTTTGCCTTTGCGTCAGATTTGGAGTTAGCACCCCAAGCCTTTAGCGAAAGAAGCAGTCTGGTCGGTTCACCTTTCTTGTCGTACTCAGGGCCATCATTGCCACCCATGCGAGCCAAGAAACTTGCTCTGCGGGGATTATCCCCTGATTTCACTGGTGCTTTCAGATTGCCACCAGTTTCTGCATTATAAGAGGCTCTGCCCTTGGCATTCAAGCCGCCTTTTGGATTTTGACCAGCTTTTGTCTGCCAAGTTGGAGATTTCATCACTTCACCTTTTTAGGCTTCTTTGCCGTCTTTGCCGCTTGTTTGAAGTCAGCAACAGTAGCGCCAACTGCGCTCAGGAGTGTGATTGGGTCAGTTAAAGAAGCCATTATTTACCTCTTGAAGATTTTTTCATCATGTTGGTAGCGGTACGACCACCACGCATAGGCATAGCCTTTTTTGGCTTACCAACAGCAACCATGATAGTTACAGGAATACCCTTTTTCTTGCCGTACTCTTTGGCTTCGTTCTCGCCTTTTTCAGAGTAGGGAAACTTCTTTTTTCCGACCATAGGCATAGCGTTCTCCTTATTTCCAGATACGATCAACAATGAATGTAAACAGGCCACCAACAGCAGAAGCGACCATCATGCCGCCCCAAAAGCCACCTTTACCCTTGTTGGCAAGTTCCAACAGGGATTTGACATCAGCACTCAATAAGTGCATCTCCTTCTGGAGAGCCTCGACTTGAGCTTCTAATTTGCCGAAATCTCTGGCATCAATATCAGACATTTGCTACCTTTCGGGGTCTACCCATGCGTTTGATTGTTGGGATGACAGGCGCACGAAAGGCGGTATCTGTACGCACAGAATCATGAGACTCTATGGTTACTTCTGGCTCGTCTAACCGCACATAACCTTGATGACCCTTCATAGAATCAATGTCATGTTGCAAGGTGAAAGTCACGGTATTACCTGACTGGAGACAACGAAAAGTAGCCATAAAACCCCTTAAATGAGAAAGGGGGAACAAGTCCCCCAATCATTAAACTACAGCACGAGCAATGATGAGTTGCAATGTTGTAGAAGCCAAGTCCACAGAACCTGCTGTCGGGTTGTAGGTCACGATAGTCACAGTGTTAGCGGCTGAAACATAGGCTCGGCGAACCAAACCAGCTTCACTTACGCCAACTGCCATACCAAGAACCATGTCGCCCAATGCCACGCCTGGAACAGTTACTGTGTCTGTAGCTGTAGCAGTGGTAGCAACTGATGCGCTATCCAAAGTACAAGAAACATCCCAAGTATCTGTAAACAGACCACGGAATTGATCGTTTCCACGGCGGGAAACTACTGCTGTTGCTGCTGCCATTTTGATTTCTCCTAATTAAGTTAAAAAAGTCCCCCCACCACTAGGGCAGGGGGCGCAACTGCAATTAGCTAGGAACAACCAAAGCGAACATGGATGAAGACTTTGCTGCACCCACAGAAGCGGCATCACGCAAAGCGGCAACACCGTACAAAGTGTCAGAAGTAAACAGAGTAGCCAAATACTCTTGTTTGTACTGAACTTGTGAACGAACACCAACTTGCTCAACCAGAACCATAGAGTCCTTGTGACCCATCAAGCAGACACGAGCAATTGAAGTACCGCTTGTGGGGTAGGCAGCAGTAGCAGAAGCATGGTCAGCATTGCTAGAAGTGAACACAGGGATACCGTACAGATTACCGATTTCACCGTTGCGGATGGCATCGCCGTTACCGATAAATGCTTGTTCGGTGTAACGAGCCAGACCCATCAAAGTGTTGCGGCTTGATGGAGGAATGACGAAGAAACGACCATCCATAGGAGTGTCATTGTCATCCAAACGCTGAATAGTGCGGCGAATAGCGGCATCAGTCAGAGCAGAGGCGTTACCAGTGTTGGTATTGGCTGTGTAGTCAAAGGTGGTTGTACCGTCACCGCCGATGAAGGCAGAACCGTAACGTGCGCCAGAAGAACCACCGTTAGCCAAACGACCCAACTGAATCAAGTCGGTATCAACTTGACGAGCCAAGGCGTAGCCAGCGTCACCAGTGTAGAACTGGCGCATAGAGTTCAGAGCTTGTGCTTCCACGATGTCTTCGATCAAGCGGCTATATTCATAGTGCTTGTTGATAGACACGTTGACTTCAGACTCAGTAACAGCAATCAAAGTAACTGCTGTCTCAGCGGCCTTGGCAGAAGCAGAACCACGAGTAGGTGCAGGAATGTGAACGGTGTCACCTTTCTTGCCCTTGAAGTTCATCTTCATAACAAGGTTAGCAAGAACCAAGTTTTTCTTGTAAGCCGCTACGATTTCATCTGACCAAATTTCTGGGATGAACGTTGCGCCAGTGGTTGTGGTCACTGAATTGGTGGGGGAAAATGATGTTGCCATGTTGTATCTCCAATAAAATCAAAAGTTAAGTTATTTGACTCGTCCCTCTGCGTATGCTGCCATGATTTCGTCACTTAAAGCATCGTATCGGTTCGGGTCTTGCATCTTCAGCCGAATAAGGTCAGCCCTTCGATAGACTCGTTTTCCTGATTCACCAGTACCACCAACATCTACAGATGCGGCTTTCAGATTAGTCTTACGCTGAGTTTCCCCTGCGTCACTTGTCTGTTTAGCCTTAACACCCTTCAATTGCTTGTAGGTACTGAGCAGTTCGTTAGCACTGTCATAATCATATTCACCATCAGCTTTTGCATACAAACCAAGGCGAATTGGAGAAGATTTCACCCAATTCACAAAGTCTGTATCTTGAACAATCTGACCAAAATCAGGATGTTCAGTAGAGAGCTTTTGCTGAATTTGCATCTTTTTGAACTCTAAAGCCGCTTGGCGACCCGCAAGTACATCAGGATGGTTATCAACAGTCTTACGAACAGCCGCTTGTGGATTTTCAAAGAAATCTACTTCTGGCTCGTCCTCTTTAACAGGTTGAGGCTTTCCCGCAAGGTTCTGCTTGATGAGTTCATCCGCTAATTTGCGTACTTCCCCCACTTCTTGAGCTTGCTTGCCAATTAGCTTTTCTGCCTCTTGGTGCATCTTGATAATGTCTGACAATTCTTTACCCCGATACTTGTCGGGAATGTCATCATTAGCTTGCTCAACCGTGGAATCAAGTTGTTGCTTTTCAACGACTTCTAACTCACTTTGCGTCTCATCTGGGTTATCAATCAACATTGTTTTTCCTTTTTCCTGCCACTTTTGGGTTCTAGGAGACACAACGGCATAAATGCTTATGTTGTGGTTTTGCGTTCAGCAGCCAACTTTTCACGGTGTTTTCGGTCAAATTTCATTGCCGAGCCAGGGAAACTACCTGACCACCCCTCCAAGTTAATGCTTGGCGCTGAGATTGTGCGATTGGCTAAACCACCGCACTCACACTGAACAGATTGCATCTCATAAACACAATACCGTTCAATCTTGTGTCCGTTTTCACAGACAAAATCATACATTCTTTTCATTCAATTCCTCGTAGGCTCTTTCGCTGACCTCTTTTAAGGTTTTCAGCCAAGTCAGGATGGAAAGTTCTCCCTTACGGAACATCAAGGTCTTTTCATCAGGAATAACGCTTATATTATTTAGTGACTCTATCATATTGTCAATGTCAATAGTCAAGTCCTTCCAACCATCTGTTCCCATCATGGAAAAGCGTTCTTCGTAATACTTTTGTAGTTCGGATGTCATTTTCAGTATGCCTCAAAAATAATAACGCCACCCCGACCATTGGCAGCAGTATTGTTTCCATGCGCCCCGCCGCCACCAGCACCAAAACCATTGCCTTGAACACCAGCAGTAGCCACCATTGCCAAAGCAGGGCCACCAGAACCAAAACCCGCACAATCCCCACCTTTTCCAGAAAAGTTTGTTGTTACTGTTGTACTTGAACCATAAGAATAACCACCTTGTCCACCAGTAATATTCACATCACCGTTGGTAGCCGTACCACCCGCTGCACCAGCAGTTTGAGACAAGGCATAAGCTGTTCCTGTGCCATTTGAACCTGAATTTGCTGTAATTGTTGTAATGCTTAATGTGCCAGATGAAACAGTTGAGGCAGTGCCAGATGCTGTGCCAACCGTATAAGTTAACGTCTGCCCTGCGGTCATAGATAGCCATTTGATTGCCACCCCACCGCCGCCGCCGCCTGTTGCCCTTTGGTTGGCAGCGCCGCCACCGTTACCGCCTGGCCCGACCACTGTTACCTTAACCCATTGAGTGTTTGCTGGTGCGGTGTATGTTTGTGCTGTGCCTGTTGTAAACGCTGAAGTGCTTTTTGCCAACGGCGAATCAATGGTAATGCTGCCAGTGCTGTTTGTTATTGTTACCCCAGCACCCTGCGTTAATGTAGCCTTGGTTAGCGTGTTTCCTGTTGTATTACCAATAAGCAATTGTCCGTTTGTGTAGGTTGTTTGTCCTGTTCCACCATTAACAACAGGCAATGCCGTACCACTGTATGTAAAAGCTAATGTACCGCTTGACGTAATTGGTGAACCTGAAACACTTAAAAGACTAGGGACTGTAGCAGCAACAGAAGTAACCGTTCCTTGCGGATTTGCGGCAGTTGTGACGTTAGTTACTTGACCTTGAGCGTTGGTCGTAATAACAGGGATTAACGTGGAGGAACCGTAAGTTCCTGCTGTTCCGATGTTGGCAATGTTGAATGTGAAACTTGGCGATTCATTTAACCCTGTACCCGCTGTATAGGTAATTGGTGCGGCAAACTGCTGAAAAACAAGTGCTGTTGTGCCAAGTGTTATTGGTGGCGGGGTCTGTTGCACCCAAGCTGTGTTTACGTTAGCCGTTCCGCTAGTGACAAGAAAAAAGTCTCCCTCGTCAATCTGGTTAACACCAGTGCCAACAGTATTGAAATCAGTTGCTCGGGTCAGAATGTAGGGTGTTCCAGCAGAGCCAACCTGAGTAACGGTGTAGACACCATTATTTGCGCCAGTAGCTTCGTTTTTTACCAGTATCCGTTCTGTAACAACAGTCAGTGTTGAGTCCACAGACAAAGCGCCGTTGGCGGTTGCTGTAAGTGTTGCCCCTACCCCAGATGATCCGTTGTTGTAGGTGTTTGCTGGCAAAGCCGCAGTAGTTGCCAAGCTCACTGCTTCATGGAAGTGAATGCCAGATGCAATTGCGTCAGCGTACTGCTTATTAACAATGTCTGTGTTGTTGGTTGGAATCGTAGATATTGTTCCTGTAGTCAGTGCCACAGATGTCAGGTTGGTATTTGCCCCACTTGTTGCAAATCCAGTGATTGCACCACCAAGGGTTAAGTTGCCAGAGCTAGTCACTGTGCCTGACAAAGTTAAACCGCTGACTGTGCCTGTGCCAGCAACACTTGTCACAGTCCCCAAACCTAGTGTGGATGCCGTGACATTTTTCCAATACCCTGCGGCGCTGTCATATGCAATCAAGTTGTTGTTTGCTAGAGTCCCAAATTGCACATTGGAGTCTGTGCCGCCAAGCACAGAGCCTGGCCGTAATAGCACTTGAAACGATCCCGAGCCGCCAGACCCTGCCGTAATGACAGTGCCAATTTGCATTTTGATGTTGGGTGCAACAGGCTCAACTTTGGTGGGGTTGCCTGTTACAGGGTTGTACCAAATGACATCATCGTCAGCCCAAGTTTCCCCAAAAGCACTGCCGTTGGTTGTGATGCCCCGCACTACCCCATATGTAGTAATACGCCCAAAATCATTAAGCGCCAAATTTTCGGTAGCCACGCCAATAATGTCGTTTGCGTTTGTGATGCCTGCAATTGTTGGCCCAAACGTAACAACACCGCTAGCCCCAACTGTGCCAGTGTGGTAAACAATCTGAAGTGGCGAATCGGTAATAGCGGCAGAGGCTTTACCATAAATGAACAATTCTTCGCCAATTTGCTGAGTAATGTTTCCACCACCCATGCCTGCATTCCAAGAACCTGTACTGCCGTTGTACCAAAGCTTTCCAGCGGCTAAAGTTACAACAGAGCCATTGCTGAATTGTTGAGACAAAATGCCGCTTGCATTACCTGTGTCATCAATGGTTGTAACGCTGTTTTGAATCAGCTTACCAGTGGTGGTGTCATATCGGGCTATTGCGTTATCAGTCGCCGAGGCAGGCCCAACCACATCGCCGCTACCACCGCCACCGTTTACCCATTCTGTGTCGTAATCTGCATTGCTATTTTTGGCAAGAATCTGTCCAGATGTACCGCCTGTAGGAACACCAATACCATTAGAACCAGTGTTTCCATCACGACCTGAGTCACCCTTTTCGCCTTTGACTTCACCAACATTGATTTCTTTGCCGTTTGACAAACTAATAACTAGCGTGTCATCAAAATCTACTTTGGCATTGACTACTGAAATGCCATCGTCACCATCTTTACCGTCTTTTCCAGTAGGGCCATCTTTGCCATCACGACCATCTTTGCCATCCTTACCGTCTTTACCCTTATCGCCTTTGTCTCCCTTTAAACCACGCTCACCTTGCTTACCTTCAAGTTTCTTAACAGTTTGAACTTGTTCGGTAAGTTTAGGCAGTTCTTTGTCTAAAAGAATGGCAATAGCAGAGACTTTTGCCTCTGTGGACGCATCTGAAAGGATGACTTTTTTAAGATTCATTGCTCACCAATGATGCTTTTTAAAAAATCATTGTCCTTTTGGGACTGATTTTGTTTGTCCATCATCTGCATTTCAACAATTTTTGCCTTGTTTTGGATGTCAGATTCTTTGAGCATTAGTTCAGCAATCTTGACTCGCTTATCAAACTCCCTTGCTGCGGCATCATCTTGATTAGGTAAGTTTTTAGTGGTTGCGCCAAGCACTTTTGCTTGAATCTCTTGGGGCATCAACTGTGCTTCCATAGACAGTTTCACAGCATTTGCCTTGTTTTCTTCAGCTTGAGTGGTCTGAACAGCAATATTTGCTTGTGCCGCTTGCATAGCCAACTGAGCTTGCATCTGCTCCATCTCTTGCGCTTGTGGGTTAGGCTTGCTCATCTCATCCAAAGCCGCCATCAACTCAAATCGGTTTGTCAGACTAGAGTTAGCCAAGATGCCCTTCAAGATAATCGGCAAAACTGGAGTATTTGGGCCAAGAGTCTGCAACAAGCCAATGAACTGCTGTTGCTCATACTCACGAGCAATGATGCCCAAGGTGGCAGTTGGCACAAAATTCATGTCCACAGAGGGATAACGCTCTGGGTCAAACTGCATATAGCGGAAAGCCGCCTTCTTAATGAACGGAATCAAGAAATCTTCTTGGAAGTTCACCAATGTGCGCTTGTACTTCTTGATGATGGAAGCAACAGCCATTGACATACCGCCTTGACCACCATCACGAGAGACGTTACTAACCATGCCCTGTGAGTCAAGAGTTCCAGTAGCTTGCAACAGCATTCTTTCAAAGTCTTTTGCAGTCGCCAAGTTGTTTGGGTCACTCTGACCAAACTTAAAGGGATACAAAATCTCGCTAGGAGCGCCATTTGTGAGGATTGCCTTGCCTGGCTTGATCTCAAACTTCATACCCCTTGGCAAACGAGTCGCATCCATCGCAATCATGGGGCTAGTTGTCAGCGCCAAAGAATCCAAGTGGCTACGAGTCTGGGCATCAATAGCTTTTTGCATATTGAAAGCCTTCTCAACCGTACCCCGACCCAACAAACGATTAGGAATCGTGTCATCTTGATAGCTCAAGACTGGACGATCTTTCATCATGTAAGGGTTTTCTTCAGCTTTCAGCAACAAACCATCGTTGGCAATGACCACAATGGCCTCAACCATGTCTGTATAGTCTTCAGCGGCTGAATTCTCAGGGAATAACTCGACAATTTCCTTGTTTTCCTTGAGGTTATTCAGGTATTCACGAGGAACAAGGCCGTAATAGGTCAGCAAAAGCACCTTTTCGTCCTGATATTGGCTTACCTCTTGGGTTGGCTCAAGATCGGTGTCTTCATAGGTGGGCGTGATGTCTACTTTTCTGTAGATGCCCTTTTCGATACCTTCAACAACCTTGTGAATTGAGACGTATTTCTCAATAGCCACACCCATACAGTCATCAATGCTTGTGCCGTTAGGGTCAAATAAGAAGTTCTTAGGGTTGACAGGCATGATTTTGACCGCAATACGATCACGCTCAGTCACGCCAATAGCGGCTTGACCCATTTGTCCAGGGATTGCTTGAGTCGCTGGGACATATTCCTTCTCAGTCTTGACGATGATCTCGCCAATGCCTGTTCCATAGATTTCAGCCATCAACTCGATCTGGTCGATAGATTTTCTGATTTTGTCTTTCTTGAAGTCTTCCATCAGTTGAGACTTAATCACCTCAACATCTATAGGGTTTCCACCTATGTCTTGGATATTGTCTTCAATGTCAAAGAAATCGCCTTGACCGAAGATAGCTTCCATGATTTCAGCATGGCGGGTTTCTACAGCTTGTTGTGTGGCAGGGGTGACGATGCGGCTACGCTCTGATTCACGAGTCTTGTCTTCTGCTGCCCATTGACCACGGAAGATGCGCTCATATTCCAGCCAGTCAGGGAGAAAGTTGACATCACGGTAATCACGCCAGCGTTGGCAATGGTCAACAACAAACCCAGTTAGTTCTTTGTCAGCCTCTGTTGGCTGGTAGAACTCGTTTTGCTCTAATTTCACTTGTTTGTCTGTTGCCATATTCTTACCTTGTAGTGCTTCCAAAAGGGTCACGGTATAAAAGTGATTCTATTGGCAATTCATAGTTTGACAATGGAAACATTTCTATTCTTTGCTCTGGAGTCATTGTTCTTCGTGCTTCAACTGCTCTTGCTTCAACCTCCCCAGGCAATGCTCTGTATTGCTGAAAAGCAGTCATATCAGGCGTATTTCTGAATTGACTTTCTAAGCCACCAGATTGCCATCCTTCTCTTGTTTGGACAGCGTGTTGAAGTTCGTGCATTAGTTTTGACAAAGCATCTTCCTCTGTTTTTGTAGAGGTAGATATTTTTTCTTTGCCGCCAATTGTTTTACTGTATTGAGCGCCAGCCGCACTTTCAGGAAGCCAGTCCGCTTGTTTGTTAACTGTGTATCTCAAATTTGTCAATAAATCGGGATAGGCTTTGAACAATTCAGAATGTTGAAGCATTCCTCCTATTTCACCTTCAATGCCGCCTTTGTAGTCATTGGCTTTATTGGCAATTGCAGCATTAAAATCAGCCCTTAGTCTTGCTAAATTGTCAGGGATTTCTTGCTTCAAGACTCCATCTGGTGTTCTGAATGTGCCTGTTTTTTTCCATATCTCAATTGGAGATAGTCCTTGGACTTCTAAATCTAGAAATTTTTCAGCATTAGCCTTATTCCAAATTTTGGCTTTTGACCCAATAAATATTCCAGCAGGGTTATAGCTTTCAGCGTACAAGTTAGCCAACTCTTGGCCTTGAGGACTTGTTAAGCCCTTTGCTCCTTGGGATGCAACTTGTGCTTGTAACTGATTAAGGTATCTTGCACGATCATTTGCATTGTTTACTACTTGTTCAGCAGAAGCCATAGGATTGGAGACAACATCTCCTAGAGTGCGTTTTAAGGCATCTGCTCTAGAATAGATATAGGGTAGAACTCCACCTAATAACCCAGTTGCCATTTATATCCCCGAAATGATGTCTAGAGGCTCCCACTCATCTTCTTGGTCATCTTGGAAGTATGAAGTGACAGCCAGTTGGTCAATGTACGATAGGGCATCAGGCAAGTCATCATGAACACCTTGGGAAGGAAACATCAAGAGTTGATCTTTGAATTCATCCCAATCTTCCTCGGAGTTCAGCACAATACGCCCATGCTCAAACCGTCCTTGAAGTGACCAAATGATACGGTCGGCTTTTTTGCGATTGCCGTGGGTCAAGTCAACTATATGCGAATATACATTATTCTTCCGCATCAAGTCACTCAAATACGGCAAAACTGCGTTTTTTAATGCTCCACGCTCAATTCCTACCGAAAGTGGGCGGTATTCCCGCATCTTGAGCAAAATGGTGGCAGCAGTCTCCCTGATGTCCCACCTGCCATAAACGATCTCTTTGACAAACCATTTGCCATCATCAGTGACCTTGACCACAGCAATAGCAGTTTGGTCTAGCCGCTTCTTGGAGTTAGCCGCTTGCTTGGCAACCTCCTCAAATCCCGCCAAGTCACAGGCAATGTAGTAGCTACCATACTCAGGCTCAGTACCGTATTTCAGCCATTCTTCCTTGAAAACGTCAGAACCAGCGTTATCAAAGGAGGCCATGTATTCTTGCTTGAAAGCAAAGGAAGACAGGGTTTTTTTGGCAGATTCGATCTCAGTTGGGTCAATCAGGGGGTTGTCTTTGGTTGTGAAATGCCAAGATTTCCAGTCTGGGTCGGTTTCTGAGTTTCCGAGTTTAAATACGTCATAGAAAAAGTTACGACCCTTGGGAGTTCCGATGAACATTGCCCGACCCTTTTTGTCTGACAACGAAGCTCGAATAACCTGTTCCCATGCTTCTGGTTTGATGTCGGCAACCTCGTCAAGCACAGCATAGGTGAGTGACACTCCTCGCAGAGTATCTGGGCGATCTGCACCTCTAACATAGATTTTGGCTCCGTTTATCAGGGTGATGTCCATGTTATTGATGTGACTGGCTTGGATGACATCCCTACCCAATTCCATCAGTACATCCCAAATAATCTGTCTTGCCTGACCATTGGTTGGTGCAACATAAAGCACTGCCGAACCTGCACTACATTGCAGTCCTTCAATCAGGAGGGTAACGGCAGAGAGGCGGGACTTGCCGCAACGCCGACCAGCAGCGATGACTTTAAACCTTGTTTTGTCAGCAAAGACTTCTTGTTGCCAAGGGAGGAGACTGAAGTTCAGATCAGACATCTTTGCTTTCTACGTCTTCAAGATCAATTACAGGTGCATGGGAAATCTCACCAATGCCTGTGATATTGATTGTCACTGCCGACCGCTGTTTTCCTTCTTTTTCAAACAGGGAAACGGGAAGCATTCTGTCCATACAGAGTTTGATTGCCGCCATCTGTGCGGGGTGTTCGTCATTCATGGCAATCTCAACTGCCTTGTGGACAACGTTGGAGCCAGCACTATGAATCAGCAACTCTTTGAGTTCTTTGACTCGTTGGAGTTCAGTCTTGGGAAGCATGGGAGGTGGACTATCGGCATATCTAGCCATAGTCATTGGCTTGGGGATAGCCACTTTGACAGCCTTTGGAGGGCGACCTCTAGGCTTTTTCAGTTGTTCAGGTAAAGCGTCTATTGCATTCATCTTTTGTCCACAGGATGGGAAGTTAGCAATCACTTTACATCAGAAAAGGAATCTTGTATAGTGCAGACAACGGGGGCATCACCCACCCCTCTATGCGGTTGAGCCGACCAAGTAGGATAAACGTAGTGAACCATGTGGCTTCTAGTAGGGCTTGCTTAACGATGTGATATCGCTGGCAACAACTTGAACAGGGCAAGTAGCGTGGAGTGATAGGACTGACAGCCATCACTAACTTAGATAAACGAGAGGCTCTCCCTAATCAGGGAATTACCCTTTTTTCTTCGGGTGACTTTCCTATTTGTCTTCTTCCTTATTGAGCCACCTTCGTTCGGTCAAACAGTACAAATTAGCTTTTTAAGTGGAGTGGAGGCTACATCAATATTCTCTCTACTCACCCACCCCCTCCCCCCCCCATAGTAAGCACTTACTAACCAGGCAAGTTGGTAAGCGCACACTAGCAGAGCATTTCATAATGTGGAAGGAAGTTTTATAGTGTGGCAGCATAAGGGATCGATGCACCATAATCAAAGGACTACTAACCATAACAAAACAATCTAATGATCTAGATCAATAAAGCTTGAAGTTATATTATTATTAATACGTTAATCTTCATAGGGTTTTGGAGCTACTATATAGATCAACGGGTTACAAGAACTGGCACGATTCTCTCATGTATATATGTATAGGATCAAGAAAATCCTATGATTCATTAACATTTTTTGATAGGCGTGAACAATGAACAATCCATACAAAACAATTCTCAAATCCTTAGGTCTAACCTATAAGACAATTCTAGGGGAATCCTCTGCGAAGACCGTAAAGGGTGAAAAGATCGGTTTTCTAACGGGTATTGTCTACCTAGTACCCGATCACAATTTATGTCCCCTTGCAAGGGCTGCTGGCTGTTTTGAGGGTTGTCTTAAATCTGCTGGACGTGGTGCATTCAATACGGTGCAACTAGCTAGACAATCCAAAACCGATTATTTTTATAACAACAAAGAAGCTTTTCTTTTGTCGTTAGCTGCTGACATATGGTCATTAGAGCGAAGAGCGAAGAGTCTAGGCTTGATCCCTTTAGTTAGACCTAACGGAACAAGCGATATCCCTTATGAGAATCTAATCGTATGGGATAACAAAACCATTTTTCAGCTATTCCCTGAAATACAATTTTATGACTATACAAAAATACCTAGCCGTAATTTGGTAGGCAAAACAAGCGGGAATTATGATCTTACCTATAGCTTTTCAGCTATTACGCCAAAACCTATATCCATTAAGGGATTGACTAACCCTAACAATTCTAGGGTAGCTGTAGTCTTCCAAAAACAATCCGATATCCCTACTACCTTCAGATCATGGCCAGTTGTTGACGGTGATGATAGCGATGTCCGTCATATTGAGCCCAAAAACGTAGTAGTAGCTTTATATGCTAAAGGGAAAGCAAAGCGGGAAGATAACGGTTTTGTCCAAATTAAGGGGATCCATTATGCATAAGACCATGATAGCTAAATATAGGGGTATCTGCGCCATTTCAGGCGCTGCTATCAATAAAGGGGACGATATCGTTTTTGATACCGTCACCAAAAAAACATGGTTAACAGAAAGAGGGGATTGTCAGATTAAGACCGTGCCAGATCATGGTCGCTATATATCGGATGTATATCGATTTTCTAGCGGGCATATAGCTTATAGGAATAAAGCAGGATTGTGCATTGATGCGCCATGCTGTGGCTGCTGTACTGGTTAGATCATAGACTGTAGACCGTTATCTCTAGCGGTCTATGGCCTAGTATCTTCGCTAGGGCTTTTTGATAGGTGTAAAAAATGTCAATTTATAAAGAGAATGGTTTTGATAGCCGAAAAGAGTATTTAATCGATCTAGCCGATTCTTACGGGTTAGATCAATCGATTGTTTTCGCTTTAGCCGATATGCTAGGGACTAACGAAGATTTTGACGGGCTAGTAAATGCTTTAGAAGATATCCAATATGAAGGGGGCTATTGATGAAGCAAAATAAATTTAACACGTTATCAGAAGCTTTAGATTCTGAAAATTTAGGCCATGCATGGGATGAACGACCTATAGCATATGACCAAACCCTATCGTTAACCTATCAGGACGGGACGAAATACGGACGTTATATTTCAATATATAGGGATGAACGGGGTTTATATGAACGACCTATTCATTATTCCCGTAATTAATGCATAGACTGTAGACCCTTAATTTAGGGGTCTATGGTCTAGGTTTTGACTAACCTAGAATTTTAATCAATCAATCGAAGGGTGTTAATAATGGATAAAATCGATCAAATTATTGTTTTTGCAGGCGCTGCTGGTTTTTTGTGCTTGATGATCATTATCGGATTGTGGGGCTAACCATGACCACTAGAGAATTAAACAAAAAAGCGGCCTATTGTTTAGGTTTTTATCATGCTTTATATGATGAATTTCAGCATAATCCTTTTATAGATCAATACTACAATTACTATAAGAAGGGTTTTGATGATGGCATGAGGGATAAATTATGATCTATGCCGCTGTAGCTTTAATCCTGAGAATTATCTTTAAAAAATGAAGGGTGTTAACATGATAAAAGTAGGAAAATACAATATCCGTATTGTGAAAAATGGGGATAAATACGGTTTAGATCATAAGCTAACCTATGATGAAAACAAGCCTATGGTCGAATTTTACGATTCTAGGCATTCTCATTCTGAATTTGGCCAATTTATTAGCCGTTATTACATAGGCACAATATTATGCCTAGATGGTTATTATGGTAGCCCCTTAGACAATGGTCTATGTTTAGACGGTGGCAACCCTAACGAGTGGAGCGTTTCATCATGTGAAATGCAAGTAGTGAAGGACTACGTTAGCCAGCACATCTAAGTTAGTGAGTACTTTCCAATTTTAAGCCCTTCGGGGCTTTTTTCTTGTCTACCTATACCTAACCCTAGGTTTAGCATAAAAATCGATTCTAGGCCACTTTTAGGCGGTCTAATCGATATCATTATCTGCCATCAAGCATAGACCGATACAGTCTATAGGATCATCAAGACGCAATCCCACATTGTGAAAATGCCTAGCCCACATGAGCGCTACCCTTATCCCTTGTTCATTGTCACCGTTTCCGATTGTCTCAGCTATCAAGCCTTCATCCTTGGATAACGTGATTCTGAGCAGTCTAGGGTATGTATCAGGGTTTTTGTGCGGTTTGCCCATTTATTGTGTGCCTTAAATATTCTGCGATTAGTAATGCCTCTGCTTTATTAATGTCCTTTTTCAGCTTTAGCTTGGCTTCAGGCCATAAGTATCTAGCCATGTCCAGCGATTCATTTTTGTCTGCTGTCAGGTGAAAGTGCTTTTTCCACTTTTGGGGAGTGACAAGATGCACAGGGTATCTAGTCAACTGACAAACTGCTGAAATGACACCCACAGCCCTACCAAACGAGAATGTGCTGCTAACCCCTTGGTTTGGCATTGAATGAACTTGTTCCATACAAATCTCTGCCCCTTCCTTGGGGTCTACTAGGCCAAGAATCCTACTTTTGAAAACCAAGGCCAAGATGTGTTTGTCTTGGTGTTCAATGTTGAAGGCTTCCAAGTAGTTCCCATGATGGTCTATTGCCCCAAGTGCGCCGTTTATGCTGCCCGGGTCAATACCGATGTAAATCATTGATTTTCCTTAACTTTTTGCAAAAACTCATCTTGGATGCCCTTGTAAAACCCATAAATGTCATTCTCCAACTGTTTCACCCTGTGCCATGTGTGCTGCTTGAACCCCTGTGTTTTCGCCATCCTGACAAGATGCAATAAGGTCTGGTATCGGTGTTCCTCGAAGGTCACCGCAAACCCATAAGGCTCTCGTGACTGCGAGATTGGAATAATTGTTGATTCCATTTTTGTGTTCATCAAGTAGTTGGTTTGCCTCTAGTCTTGTCATACCTTTTCCAATCCTAAAGCCTCTTGAGCGAAACGCAACGTCACAGGTCTGATTGGCTCGCCATCAGTGTGGCGGTCGATAATTCTCCTTGCCCAACCTCTTGGGTCGCCACGATACTTGTC